GCCGATGCAGTCGCAGCCCACGCCCTTGAGCGACGCTTGGTGGTGCCACGGCGTGCCGAGCCAGCTCCGCGCCTCGGCGATCACTGCGTCCCGGGTGAACATCAGCTCTTGATCGGATAGGAGAAGACCTTGTCGTTGCCCGGGATGTGCGGCTCGCCGCGGAAATTCAGGATGTTGCCGAACCGGGCGTGACAGGTCTCAGGAGTCTTGTCGCAGCCGGCGATCAAGCGGACCTGGTCGCCGCCCGCGATCGGCCGCGGCATGGGCGTGAACAGCTGGATCGACTGGCCATTGTGTTGGAGCACTTCGGTCGCAGCGCCCGCGTTCGCGCCTGTCAGGAAGGTACAACCGCCGAAGGTGTAGAAGCCCGTTGGCCGCACAGTTGGCAGCGTGGAGGTGTCGCCGCTCGATACCGCTGAAATAGCGAGATCGTCGGTTAGCGGCCCAAGCACGACCTTGCATTCGGCGCTGCCGAGGTCGGTGCGACAGAGCCGCGAATATAGCTTGCCCGCAACCTGTTGCAGCCGATTCGCAATGCCGCGGATCTCGGCGGAGAAGCGGTTGTCGGCGCGCTTCACTTCGCCAAGCGAGCCGCGACGAAGCAGCACGCGGCCTTGCGACAGGTCGGCCCAGTTGACGAGGAAGATGTCGATCTTGGCGCCATCGAACAGGCCCGCGGACAGGTCCTCCGCTTTGAGCGCCTCGTCGTCGAGAAATCCGTCCACATCAAGGTTATCGACGGACAGGTCGGCGCCCGACTTGATCGCGCTCGGCAGGAATCCGGTTGCGGCCACGTAGGTCAGACCGTCAATGACGAGCGGCTGGTCGTGATCGGTGAAGCCGCGGACCCAGCCGTCTGTGCGTTCCAGGCGCCAGCAGGTCGCAAGCGTCGTCACCTCGCCGGCTAAATGGGCGGCAAGCGCTGCCGAAACAGTCTTCATGGTCAGGTCCGGATTTCGATCAAAGCGATCGAGGAGACTTGCTGGATGTGGTAGGCGACTGCCATCACCGGCAGGTGATCGGTGTCGAAGCGCACCGGCACGTCGAACAAAAAATCGGCATAGGGCTGCGCGGCCGGCGCCGAGCTGAAGGTGACCAGGCCGGTGAGGTGATCGACATCGACCGACACCGGGCTGCCGCTGACGCGAACGACCACGGTGCCGGCCTCGGGCTTGGTGATGACACGCTGGTCGGCGGAGGGGCCTGAGGCGTATTGCTTGGTCAGATGCCAGATCAGCGGGTCCGCCGTCGGCGCCAGCGGCTCGGCCTCCGCTTCAAAGTCGTTCCAGTCCCGGAAGCGGAATCCATAGGCGCGGCCCTTGCGGGCGCGGAAAAAAGCAATCACCTCCGCCATCTGCTCGCGGGTGCGAATGCCGGTCGAGATGTCGTATTTGGCGCGCGCGGCCGACCAGTTGACATTGCGCTGTTCGAAGCCCGAGGCGACCGCGATGATGTCGGTCGAGAACTCTGGCCCTCCCGTCGCGCCGCGCGCCACCGCGTCGGGGAACCGCACGTCATGGAATCCGGTCACAGGTTGCGCTCCGCGCGCCGCAGCGCCGCCGCCATGTCGGCAGTGATCTGGCTTTGCGCCCGCCGGAACGAGGCGGCGTCCGGCGTCGTGACCGCAAAATTGAGCACGATTGGCGCCGCCTTCGTTCCGCGCCCGTAGGACGCGGCCTCAGCGCGATTGAGCACGCGCTCGCCGCGCTGCAGAATCGCAGGCACTTCGTCCGGCGAAAGGAACGCACCGTCATGCAGGCGTGGTGCGTTGCGGAAGACCTGCGCTGGTGCCCAGTGCGGCGTCCCGCCCACCCCGACGACGCCACCTTCGTGGAACTTGAAACCGAACAGGCCGCCGAGGACGCCCCCGACATTGTTGAGCGTTGTCAGGTTCGTCCCGAACAGGAAGTTCTTGAGCGGGTTGAGGACGGCAAGTTTCAGGATTTCCTTTTCGATGTCGGCGAGCGCCGCGCGCCCGGCATCCGCCCAGGATTTCCAGTCGGTCTTGCCCTGCGCGATCAGGGTCGCAAAGTGGTTGAAAGTCGTGTCAGTGATGCCCTGCAGCGCCTGCATTGCGCCGTTAGAGCGGGCGAGCTCCTGGTTGAGCCGCTCGATATAGGCCGCATTGGCGAGGATCGCCTGGCCTTCGGCGCTGGCGAGATCGATGCCCTTCTGCCGTAGCTGCTGCTCGGCCTGCAGCTGCGCAATGATGATCGCCCGCTGCGACTCGCCCTGGCCGGTCAATTCGATCTGCTTCTGCAACAGCTCGATCTGGTTCTTCTGGCCCTCAATCGTCTGCAGTGCGGCCGCGCGCGCCTGCTCGCCGTGCAGCCGCGCATAGGCTCCGCGCAGCGCATCGATGACGCGCGCGAGCGTCGTCTTGGCATCGCCTTCAGCGAGGGCCTGCGCGATGATCAGCGGACGGAGCGCCTGCTCGACCTGCATCAGTCGCTGGGCTTGCTCGGTGGAGATCGTGCCGGCCGCCACGGCGTCATTGAGCTTGCGCTGCGCAGCGGCTTCAGCCGTCAGATCAGTGGCCGACTTCGCGGACTGCGCAGCTTGCTCCGCGATCTGCTCGCGAAGGAGCTCGCGGGCTCGGGTCTCGGCATCGACGCCATTCTGCACGGCCTCCGTCAGCGCCTTGCGGCGGACTTCCGCCTGCTGGGCCGCCGCTGCCCCCTTGAGCCAAGCATCCGCCAGGCCGAGCGTTGCCCTGGTGTTGACCTCGACGACACGCGATTGGTCGATATGCGCCTGCGTGGCGTCCGCGCGCGCCTTGGTGCCGGCCCGCGTAATGTCGGCTTCGGCAATGGCGACCGGGATCGCCTGTCCGGCGAGTTCAAGCCGCCGCCGCTCTTCGGCGATGGCCGCCTTCTGCGCCGGGGTCTTGGCCTGAAGGGCCTGGATTTCCAGTTCGTCGAGGCGGCGGGCCTTCTCGGCCGGATCGAGCCAGCTGCGGATGGCCCGCGTGACGGCGTCATAGGCGGTCTCGACCTGCTTGAGGTCGGCGACCTTCTGCCGGATCAGAGGGTCATCGAGCGCGGAACGGAGTTGCGCCTGGCGGGCCTTGAGCGTCTGCAGCTCGTCGAAGCCGGGCGTGAGATCGCGCGCCACCGTGCCGGCGCGGACCGAGAGCTCGTTGGCTCTCGCTTCCTTCGCCCGGACTTCAATGTTGGCGAGCTTGGCCTCGATCTTGGCGATCTCGGCGTCGACCTCCGTCAGCATCCGCGTGTTGAAGTTGCGGGCCTGGGCCGCGAAGCGGGTCGGCGGGTTCTCGATCAGCGCCTGGAGGCGCGCACGTTCCTGCTGAAGCTCCTTCAGCCGCTCGTCGATCGGCGCTCCGTCGAGCGCCCGCGAGATCGCTCGGCCCATAGCGTCATAGGCATTCGACGCCATGCGCCCGACGAAGTCCCAGGCGCGGCCGAGCGCGGTGGTTGCCTCGGATGCGTTGACCAGGCTGCCTTTCAGCGCATCGAGCAGAACACGCTGGGCATCGGTACGGTTGTTGTGATCGGCAAGTGTGCGGACGTATTGCCGCGTCCGATCGTCGAGGAAGTTGAGCTTCTCGTTAAGCGAGTCCGCTCCCCGGATCGGGTCGGCAAAGGCGCCGGCAAGCTCTTTGGTCGCGGTTGCGACATCGGTGCCGGTGGTCGCTGCGTAGTTCTTGACGACCTTAATCAGACCTTCAAACTGCGAGACCGCGATCTTGCCGGTTCGCAGGAACGCGGCCTCCATCTCGCGGGCGGCGGCGACCGAGACATTGCCGGCGGCGGCCGACTGCTCGGCAATCCGCTCGATCTGCCCGACCGTCGCGCCGGCAGCCCGGCCGGTGCCGGCGAGCGCGACCTCAAGCTCCTTCTGGGACTCGATGTAGCGGTAATAGGAGTAGCCGACCGCAGCGCCAATCGCCGCAATGCCTCCGACGATCGCGACCGTCGGCGAAATCAGGCTGGTCAGGCCCTGCCAGACGCCACGCAGAATGCCGCTGACGCCCGCGCCGGGGCCGAAGATCTGCGCGATCTGCGACCCCTGCTGCATCAGCACCATCAGGGGGCGCTGGCCGCTCGCGAGCGAGACGACCACGTCGTTGAGCTGATAGCTCAGGTTGACGAGCTGGTGCGAGGCGAGTTTGCCGGTGGAGCCTATCCCGCCAAGGGCTCTCGCCGTGGAGTCATAGCGGGCTTGCGCCAGGGCGTGCGCGGCGGCTTGCTCGGTGGCGGTGATCGCGCCCGCCTTGAATAGGGCATTCGCGTCGGCGATCTCGGCGTTGAGCCTCCCCTGCGCAGCGCCAAGCGGATCGATCTGGGCACGCAGTGTGGCGGTGCGGGCCGCAAGATCTTCAGCGGCTCGCGCGGCCTCTTCGAACACCGCGGCGGAATCCCGCGCAGATTTGGACGGCCCCGCACCGACGCCGAGGACGGTATTGAAGCCGCGCTGCGCTTGATCGGCAGCCGCGGCCTGCTTGGCGGCCTGGGCCAGCCGTTGCAGGCGTTGCGTCTCGCGGTCTGCCGCGGCGCCCGCGGCGTCCATCGAGGTGCCGACGCCGCGGAACGCGTCCTGTCCCGCCTTGCCGACCTCGTCGAAGGCGCGCTTGACCTCCGCCTTGCCCTCGACGCCGAGGCGGATCGAGACATTTGTGGTGGACATCGCTCGCTTACGCTCGCGGTTGCGTCGTGCTCATTCGGAGTCTCGGGCGTAGGCGCGCACGATGATCGGTTCGATCTCGGGGAGGAGTTCGACGAGCAGCGTGTTGAGCGCGCCCATGGCGTCGGCGAGGATCAGCACCGCGCCGAAATCGAGTGCGTAGACGCCGCCCATGACGGCACGCACCTGTCCGGCCGCGCGCTTGAGCACGCCCCAGGCGGCGATGCCGTCAGATGTTTGGGGAGCGTGCTCGATGTATGGGCAGGTGGCACAGGTTGACGAACAGGCCGCGCAGTAGCCATCGCCCCCGCCGAAGTGCCATTCGGCGAGAGCGATCAGGCGTTTTTTTCCGCGTCCTGGATCAGCGCCGGACCGACGTAGAGGCGGTCGATCGCATCGAACAGCGACCAGATTTCCAGGGCGGCATCGATGGTCTCCTTGTTCGGCTCGACGGGCTTGCCGTCCGCATCACCGATCCCTTCCCACCCGGCGATGCCTGAGTGTGAGAGCGAACGCGTGAAGGCGACGCCCGCCTTCACCATCGCATCCTCGCTGCCTGCCCGCAGCACATCGGCCGCGGCGGTGCGAGCGAGCAGAATTGCTGCGACGGTGATCGGTCGAAATTGCACACGGACGCCTGGGACCATGTCGAGCCAGAACGGCTCGCGGTCGAACGCGAGTTTGAGCATGGGAGCCTCTCGGAGTGAGATAATTGATCAGTAGGCCGACACGTCGTTGACCAGCGCTGCGGTCAGCGTCTTCTGCAACGTCGGATCCTCTGCGGCCTGGAAGGCGAAGGCGGCCTGAATGCCACCCGGCCCGGTGATCGGCTGCTTCGGCTTCGGCAGGTAGACTTCGTGCACGGTGAACAGAAGCGACTTGTCCTCATCGATCTCCCACCCAAACGACAGCTCGCACGCGGTGCCGGCAACCGCCTGGTCAAGGAGGACCGTATCCGCGAAGCGAATGTTCACGGTGCCGGTGACGCTGACCATTGCCGGATCGGAATCCTCGATCCGACCGTCCGGCCGGATCACCTCGACCTTGTCGAGATTGTTGGAATAGGTGAGTTCCGCCGAGACGATCTGCCCGAGCACGGTGCCGTTGCGCTTTATCTCGCCCATGAATTGCGAGAACCGCTCGATCACCGCTTCGGTCGGCGTCCCTGCGCCGGACGATCCGGCCTTGGTCTCGCCCTGCGCGATCAGGCTTATAGTGGCGTTGAGGAGCCCTGAGCGCTGCAGCTGGATTTTCATGGAATTGGCGCGCACGCCGAAGTTCATCCCGTAGCTCGGGACTTCCGGCATGCCGACCTCAATCGCCATGGATGGCAGCGTGAGTGCGCCCGAGACGAACGTGTGGGTGAAGACGCCTGTGTCTTCGACCGAGGTCGGTGCGCCGAGCAGCAATTTCAGCCAATAGCCGAAGTTGCGCAGATCGACCGGGACGACAACGTCACCCTCGTTGTTGACGACGTCGCGGCTCGGCGGCAGCGGCTCCCGGCCGTAGCCGAGCAGATCGCTTGCGATCAGGTTCTGCTCGTCGCCCAGCGCCGAAGAGACAAAGGGCAGCTTCTTGTAGCCGGCCACCGGCGGCGTGCCGTAGGTCGACTCGAATGCCGCAGCCATAACGGCGTTGGCGCCGCGTGCGCGTGCCATGGAATTCTCCTGATAGTGATTTGGTTCAGTTCAGCGGGTCGGAGGTGCCGTAGACCGCGACGATGGCCGCGTCGGCCCACCGGCCGGCGCGAGCGCCCGCGGTTTCCACATCGTCGGTTGCCGGCGCCTGCGCTTCGATGAAGTCGCACAAGCCGCCGAGCGTGCGGTCGCCGGACACCGCCACGCCGATCGAGCCAAGCATTTCGTCGAGCACCTGCTCGGGCGACTGCGAAGACGTCTCGTAGGCGGCGAGTTCGATCGGGATGCGGTGGCTGTAGACGTAGACGAGCGGGGAGAGCATCACCTCAGGCTCGCCTGGATCGCCATCGCGAACGACCACGAGACCACCGGGCGGAATCCGCTCGGGCTTTGCGAGATTGCGTCTCACATCGGCATTGGGCAGTGCAGATGACAGCAGCGCCTTGATCGCATCGAGCACCTGCTCGCGCTTGCTGCTCACGGCGCAAGTCCCACCGTGACGCACAGGATGAAGACGAACGATAAAAGCGTCAGGACGATCGCGATCGGCCGATCAATCATGTCGATCTCCAGCGATTGGCGATGATGCCGGGCACGCGGTCGGCCCATTGCTGGGCAACGCTCGCGATATCGAAGCGCTTCTTGAGCGTCACCTGCGGAACCAGCAGAAAGACCACCACCGTCGAACGGCCGGCGAGCCGGGTGTAGGTGGCTCCGCTGCGCGTGCGACCGGTGTTGC